ATGGCGAGCATTACTAAGCGGAAGCGCAGCGACGGCACGATTGCCTACCGGGCCGACATACGCATTAAAAGAAAAGGTGTAATTGTACACCAAGAAAGCAGGACGTTTGACAGGCATGCACTTGCTAAAGCTTGGGGGGCAAAGCGCGAACTGGAATTGCAGGAGATTGAGGTTTATGGCGAACAAAAGTCGGTTTTGATTAAAGATCTTATCAGCCAGTATATCGAACGGTTTGTCGATAATTATGGGCGCAGCAAACAGGCTGACATCAAACGACTGACAAACTACGACATAGCAAATATCGACGCCTATAAACTGAAGGTATCACACCTAATGAATCACTGCATTGAGCGCAATAAAGTGGCGCAGCCGCAAACGGTGCAGAATGATGTGATTTGGCTACGCGTCATCATGCGCACTATGCGAGATGTTGACGGACACGACTACAGTATGGATGTGTTTGATGATGCCACAATCGCGCTAAAAAGGGAAAAGTTGATAGCAAAGTCAAACAGAAGAGAGCGCCGGCCAACTTCGCTTGAATTGTGGCGATTATCACGCTATTTTGCAAAACGAGAGGGGACTATACCCATGCTGCGCATAATGTGGTTTGCAATCTACTCAACTCGGCGGGCGAACGAGGCTTGCAGGCTGTTATGGTCTGACAATAATGATCAAAAGGCGACTGGCATGGTCAGAGATCTCAAGCATCCCAAAAAAAAGAAGGGGAACAATAAGCGGTTCAAATATACGCAATCAGCCTGGAAAATTGTTCAAAAGCAGCCTAAGGTAGACGAGCGGATTTTCCCATACAACTCAAAAACAATTTGCAGCTACTTTGCTGACGCCTGCGAGATGCTGGAAATACATGATCTGCATTTCCATGATTTGCGCCACGAGGGAGTTAGTCGTTTGTTTGAGTCGGGGCTACAAATTGAGCAGGTGCAATTGGTTAGCCTTCATCAGAGCTGGACAGAGCTAAAACGATATACTAATTTGCGTCCTGAAAATTTGATAGCTTAGCGCTGTGGCGGCTTGTCGCACTTGAACTAAGAGTTATACATTAATGCGAGCAATATTAACTTACGAAGATACGGGCAACAAAAGGACTTGCGGGTAAACAGTAGGTGCAACGGGGCGGGAGATTTTTGCATAATTTACTCTGGCGCAGAGGAGCAAATACATGCTGCGGCGAAAGAGTTATTGCAAAAACTAGAGCGAGACAGAAGGATTGGAAAATGGATTATGGTCTACGACCAAGAGCAGTACAACGGACAGGCAGTTAAGGAAATTTATGTATAACGCCATGTTCAGGCGACCGCCGCTAAAGGACGCCAACAAGCACGAATAACTTTGAAAAACACCAACCTGCGAACCGCGCTTAGGGCGGCGGTTCGCCTTGACCGATTAGTTAGGCTTTGATGATGACAGTATCTGTACTTTTTGCCAGATCAGACAGCAACTACAAAATGCTGGACGGTTGCGATGTGTGGGACGCGGAGCGCGATGCACTACGATGGCCAGGCGGTAATCCAGTAATTGCACACCCTCCATGCCGGGCGTGGGGAAACTTTGCAATGTTTGCAAAACCACGCCCTGGCGAAAAAGAGCTTGCGATTTGGGCTATTGAGCAAATTAGAGCGTTTGGCGGAGTGCTTGAGCATCCGGCGGGGTCAAAGTTGTGGCCGACGCTGGGATTACCAGAGCCAGGTAAGCGCGACAATTTTGGCGGCTGGACGCTCCCGATAAACCAGCATTGGTGGGGACACCGTGCGGAGAAAAAAACGCGGCTTTATATTGTCGGCTGTGAACCAAAAAACATCCCGAACATGCCAATGCGCTTGGACTACCCAACGCATGTAATCGGCGATGTGGGAAGGGCAGGAAATGGGAAGCGGCCGGAAATAAGCAAGGCCGAGCGCGAGCACACACCGCCTGATCTTGCATCCTGGCTGGTAGCATTGGCCGAAATGTGTGTGCTTAACGCGCTGAAATAACCAGCGCCGCCCACGACACCTCAAACAAAACGAAGATTATTAACGGCGTCTGGTTAATTGACGGGTTAGGCCATACGCATAAAGTGTATACAAAAGTATAGACAAAGGGATAAAAAAGGAGGAGAATCTTTAGTCAATGGAGTAGATAACTGATCCAGGCGGATACCGGACGAAGCCGGTGATTATCGGAGATAAGACAATGAAAACACTATACACATCAAGCAGACCTGATTCAGACTTTGCCATCGTTGATGTTGATGGCGTTATTTATGCCGTTGACGAAGACCGAGTAATGGGCGGATTAGGTAAATACAAAATTGGGCGCACCAGTAAATTTCAAGCAGGATCAAATGAATTTATTGAAGTTTCGCCAGAAGGCGATGTAACTAAAATAGATGCCACTGCGGACGATTGCGTATTTTTTGGCGATTTCGACTTTGATGATGACGCCGAAACTTTTGAGGATTTATTTTGAGACCGTCAAGGAAATCGATTAGCAGTAACTAATCGATAAATACGAAGCTTCACTTCAATGAGGCCCTGACGATCTCGGGGCCACTCTAAGACTAAAAAAGGCCAAAGTCAATGACGCCAGAAGAATTTGATTTAGCAGCATCAAAAACAAGACTAAGACCACATACTACCGCCACTGCACGAGCCGTACTTGTTGATGGGATGGGATTGACGCAAGCCGGTAATGCTGCTACACCGCGAATGATGCGGCAACAAGTGGCCGATGCCGTAGCAAGGATTGAGCGAGAGTACCGTAAATTAATTGGCGCACCGCAAGGATGGGGATGCATCACATTAGTATTGCCGCGATTTAGCGAGGACTGGGACGAGGCCGAGGAATTGCAAAAACGAGCTTATGAGCGAGCCGGTCTTAAGCTGCCCGCAACAGCTAACGCGCCGTAGCGTAGCGGAGGTCGCCGTTGAGCGATGGGTTATAAATTTATTTTGGAGTATATATGAGCAATCAAGCACAAGAGACAAGAGAAATTTTGGAAGACGTTGTAGGCCGATGGTCGCCAGATACAGGCGAAGAACTTAACATCCGCATGATGCGGGCATTGCTGAATTTGGCGGCATTTGAAAAAGATATTGCGGCAAAAAGGGCCGGACAACAACCTATTAGGACTGATTACCCGATAGATTTATAACTACGGAATATTCGGTAAAAACGACGATTTTTTTAAAAAAAACCGCGCCGCCGAACGGCGGCGTCACCTTGAGTGCCGTGTTAGGAGAACAAATGACCGCTACACCCTACATCATTTGCAGAGATGACGAAGTTCTGATAATTGGAGAGCCTCATAACCTTGAAGCGCTTGGCCACGCTCTACTGCTCAAGGCAAAGATGCGCGGCAACTTAAGTTGCACCATCACCGACGGAATCAACAAACCAATCAGAATTATTTCAAGCGATGACATTGACGCCGCTGATGGCGCAAACAAATATCCTAATCTGCCTTTACTTTAGCGTTAATCTGAGTTGTAAACCCAGATTTACTAAACGAATGCTCGACCCGAATTGCTGTCCACTCGCCGGCGATGCCAGTCCTAAACCCGTTTAAAATCAACGGCGACTCTGCAAATAAATCTGGATCTCCGACCGATAAAGTAATGTCGACTGTCGCCGCACCCTGATCAAGCTCTGATTTTTTCGCCCGCGCCGCTTCGATCGCTTGTTGCTGGTCATCATAGGTGTGCCGCAGGGTATGCGCAGGTTTTTCGGCGCTGGTGCTGACCGCGATATTCTGCCCGGTCTGTTTGTCGTGATACATCGCGGTCACCGCCGCATATTTACCGCGATCTGCAATAGTGCATTGGTACCCAGATACCTGTGTTTTGTCGATAATAATCGGCGATAAGCTGGCGCCACCAACGCTTTTCGACTCGCCGGCTTTGGCGAGGATCAAATGATCGTGAGTAACTTTGGCGACAGCGCCGTATTTTTCAGCCAGCCTGGTGAGCAAATGCAGGTCTGATTCTTGCGTTTGATCCACATGCCCCAACTGGATAGCAGATAGATTGGCAGATGTTTTGCCGACAAGGCCGTTACTGCCGGCGATTGTTTTAACCAGATCGCCCAGAGTAATGTTATCGAAGTGCCGGGTTTGCTGAGATTTAAGCTCGCCGGCGGACATGTCAGCGGCTTTTCCGCTAATGCTCAGCGTTTCAGGAAATCCGGTTAACGAGATTTCATCGACCGTGTAAATGCCAACTTTGCTAATCCCGGTTTCTTCGTAGCCAAGGTAAATATCCAATTTTGCGCCTTTGCGCGGCAAGGCAAACAGCCCATCCCGATCGTCCAATTCAATAGTGCAGGTATCTGACCTAAAACCGGCCTCATCAGTTGTCTTGATGCTGATTAATCGATCGTTGATGAGCGCTGTAATGTCTGAGCCGCCGGCTAATACCTTAAACGCCGGTGTTACCTTATCTACTTTAAATGCCGACGCCATATTAATCCCACAATTTAATCGTTTTCACCGTTTCTGAGACGGGTATTTCCGGTAAATCAATCACTACGCCCGAAGGCAACACGGGCCCATGATCGGCCAAGTTTCGATTGACCTCATAGACCAGCTCAACCGCACCGGGACTACCGCCGTAGTAGCGGTGGCAAATCGCATCGATCATATCGCCGGTTTTGGTGCGGTATTGGGTCATGCATCTTCACCGTATCGGGTCATTTTTAAAGTAAAGGACATTTTGCGGGCCACGCCGTTGGATAAAAATGTATCTTTGCTCTCTTCGATTGACTGAATGCACCACTTACCCCAAACATAGCCGTTACCGTCGACCAATATCAACGGCTGACCCTTTCCGGCCTCGGTGCGCATATTGTCTATCTGATGCAGTCCACCAGCATAATCGGGGTAGATGTCGCCCGATAGTGTGATCGAATCATCGCCAGGGCCGGTGTATTGTTGCGCCGGCAGCTTTCCGTAACGCTCGACAGCCTGCCATCGGTAAGCGGTTGATCGGCTAAAGGCCTGATAAGCGGCGGTGTTGATGGAGAAATTAAACACCCCTAAGCGCATCATGATGTTAATCATGCAAAGCGCCTCTGGCGTCTGCGGCCTGTTGCCGCTTCAAATGCTTTGCTACCCGTTCGGCCAGGGCGTTTTGATCTTCCCCAGGCTGCTGGGTGATATGGATCGTCGCGGTATTGGTTTGATGAATAGCCGTCGCGGGGGCTGAACCAGCAGCAGGCGGCATCGCAGGCAACGGCGTAGCCAGCGCCGGCGCCGCAACCGTTGAGGCCATTGCCGCACCTAATACAGTGCCTTTGGCTTGCTGAGAGATATTACTAGCTGCCGATGATACCACCCCTCCAATCGAGCTACCTATCCCCTTAATCCACTCGACTGATTGACCAATCCATGCGAACTTTTCAGCCAGCCAGTTTATTACTGGCTCCCAAACTGCACGTACAGATGATGCGGCAGTAAAAAAAGCAGCCCCAATGGCGCTACCCACCGTAGTTACTACTCCGCCGATGGCCGTAAATACACCGCTAAACCACGTCGTTATCCCACCCCAATTGTTATATATATAATAGACGGCCGCACCCAGGGCAGCGACAGCGACAACGGCAACGGCAACCATTGCCCCGATAGGGTTTGCTATTATGGCCGCATTCCATAACCATTGAGCTGTAGTAACCACGCCGGTCCAGGTAGCCAGGGCTTTTTGCTGGATAGCCGCGCCGAGAACAGCGGCTTTTTGCGCGACCAATGCTCCGGTAGCTCTTAATGACGACAACTGGAAAAAATCCAAAATACCGGCAGCAACGGTAAATACATCCTTAACAACAGTCACGGCATAGCCAACGGCCAAAGTCGTTACTTTTAAGCCGATCAGACCCACTGTAGCACCTATTACCACTTTTGTGACCCCAGGGAATTCCGCCGACAAATCAGCCAAATCGGATGATAGACCCCCGGCAGCACCCAGCGCGGTATTAAATCCGGGCAATAACACGCTACCCAAATTGACCGCCAGCTCAGTCGCCCTGTTCTTTGTGATAGTCAATTGCGCAGCAGTTGTAGCCAATTGAGCTGAGAATTCTTTTGATATACTGCCCTTGGCCGCTTCGCTATTCGCCATTTTGATTTGCGATCGATACTCCTCAATACCGCCGACCAATTTTGCCATAGTATCGGAATGCTCCATGCCAACAAGATCCGCCATAATCCCTAACCGCTGACCTTTAGGCATGCTGCGTATCGCTTCAAGCACTTTCAGGAACGTACCCTCTCCGTCAATTTGCATGCCTTTTTGCACATCATAAAGGCTTAGGCCAATGCTACCCATCGCCTCTTTAAAGTCCTTTGTGCCGCCCTCGGCATTTGCTAGCTTTTGGAACATCGCATTAGTCGCTGTGCCTGCCGTATCGGTAGTCTCGCCGAGGGTTAAAAGCGTTGAACCCAAAGCAGCCATGCTCTTGTCGCCAATTTTTACCGATGCCGCAACACCGCCGACCCGCGACAGAAAGCTGATAATATCCCCGCCTTTGGCGATAGCATTATCATCAAGATAGTTTATGGTATCGGCGAGGCCTTCAATGTTTTTGATGGGGATATTGTAAAGCTTGGCGATTTTCCCCATGTTATCGGCCAACTCACCCTCCGGCAGCTCGAACGCCGTTGCCATCATCCCCGTAACTTTTGCGAAGCCTATTAAATTCTCTTTTTCGACACCCATTCGAGCGCCGGCCGTCACCATATCGGCAATACCGTTCGTGGCGACAGGCATTTCACGGCCCAGCATTTGGATTTGCTTTCGCATATCCGCGTAGACGCCGGTCAACTGACCGGATGGATCGCGCGCGCCGCTAACTTGCTTTGAGACGCCTACCATTGCTGTTTCGAATTTGACGGCCTCACTAATCGGAGCTGATGCCGCATAGGCCATGCCGATAGTCCCGACCATTTGCCCGCCCAGCTCGCTACGCCGGTCGCGGTTGGCTTTTAGCGCATTGGTACGCGCCAGCTGCCTCGACAGCGCTTGCTCTGACTGTATCAGCTTGCGGTTTTCGCCAACGATGCTGCCGACATCGATGCCGTATTTTCTGGCCTTTTCCGATGCTTTGCCCAACGCCAATTCAGTTCTTGCAATCTGCCCGACCAGGTTCGTATTGCTTGAGCCAAACTGGTGCTGCGCAGCTGTCAGATTAGCCAGTTTTGTCCGATACTGCATCACATCATCAGACGCAGCACGGCCCAGCCGAACGCTTTGCAGACTCTTACCGAGCCCGACGGCTTTGGCATCCAGCGTCTGGAACGTGCGCCCCACGGTGCCGGACAGCGCAGCGCCGATAATGATGCCTAACGATATGTTATTTGCCATGACAATGTCCGGTATTATTGATTATACTTAAGGCTCACACAGGAGGTTTTATGCCTAAATCCATCTTCGACCGCATTATGAGTTGGCCGTATCATCCGCAGGCGATCATGGCGCTCAGTTTTTCCGGTTGCTTTATTGTCATGATCCAAGGCGATAATCCGGCGTGGGCGGCGCTGGTTGTTGCGGCTATTGCCGCACCCCTTGCCGCTCTGCTGTTATTACTGCCGTATCTTTGCGCGGTCATCCTATTAGCCGCCGTTCTCTCGCTTCTTTCACTGACTCATACCATTCAAGCAAATCATCACAAGTCCAATCCTGCATCTCGCTAAGCCGCCAACCGGTACTAGCGGCTACGACGATGCAGGCGATTCTGATGTCTTTTTCCGACCAGACAAAAAACTTTTATACACCTTCTGAATCGCGCCGTAATCAGCCATATCCATGTTGTTTATGTCTTCGGGCGCTACTTCGCATAGATTAGCGAACATAGCGATTTCCACCTCAACATCGCCCCCCTCAACCTTACTTGCTGCGCGTATGTCCCGGACTTTCGGGCGGCGCATGGTCAATTTGCTAAGGCCGTTTTCCAGCGGGAACAGCAGTTCTATCGCCTCACTGCCCGGTAATGTTTGTGCCGTTTCTGCGCTCATTTACTTAACCTCTGTTTTGGGCTTTTCAGCCGGTTTTAATTCAATGTGACCAGACAACAACAGGTATTTAGCCTGCCTGCTGTTCAGCTTGATAGTGTCGCCTTCGGCATTGCCTTCAATCGCTTTTTTTACAATGTATTCGCTCATTTACATCCCCAGGTTTTTACGCGTGACTGCTAATTGATCTACGCCGTTGACGATGCGGATCATGTTCGGCACGTCGATTTCATGTACCACCTCGTTGCCGATCGTATGTTTGTAATAGCGCAGTGCCAACGATCCCTTCAGGCTCGCCTTATCACCCGGTTTCCAGCTGCCAGGGTCCATTTCTTTCAACATGCCTTGCATCTGGATAATGACCGGCTTTTCTATGCCGTCCTCGCTGCTGAGGGAGCCACGGAAAGTCAGCGGCTTGATGTTGCCGGGAGCCAGTCCAAATATCTTTAACACCTCGGCATCGTATTTAGTCAGAGAGAAGCTCGCCTCCAGTTTGTCCATGCCCATTTCAACTTCAACCGGCGCATCCATGCCGCCGTTTCGGAATTCTTCGGTTTTCATGGTCAGTTTGGGCGGCGACAATTCTTCGACGTTACCGGCATAGCCGCGACCATCAACAAACAGGTTTAAATTCTTTAAAATATCGTTCAGTGCCATTAGAATAATTCCTTAATGTAATCGTTGACCAAATGACTGCGGAAAGTGACATGCTCAGCAGGATAAGGAGGGGTAAAGTCGAAATCGAAATACACCTTGCCCTGGCTGATTTGATCCGGCGTATTCAAAGCTTCATCAGCCCAGCAAGAACCGCCCAAAATAGCGCCGACAGTAACCAGGTGCCGTAAATAGGCGTTCACACCCTCAACGACATCCTCAATGTAGGTTTTAGTGATGTTGCGATCTACTGCCCACATGTGAGCAACTAACAACGATTCCTCGATCATGTCGGCAGTTCTTACCACTGACAAAAACGCCCACTTTGGATCGGCTGAACAAGTGCGGTTGCCCCATAAACGGTAGCCGTCCTTTTGAATGATGGTAGCTACTTCATTTTCGTTGAGATAATTAGCTCGAGAGTTAACATCGCCTAAAGTGAAGTCGATTGCCCGGCCCGTTCCAATAATACCGTAGACCTCCCGATTGGATGGGCTCCACCAAAAACCACGCTCGTTGTCCGATTTGGCTATTATCCCGGCCACACGGCCCGAATTTGGCCGACTTACTTCAGAGTTAGAAATGGTATCCCAGACCTTGACAGGAGGATCGACAACATACACTCGCTTGCTGCCGAAATTCTCGCGAAAACTAATCGCGGCGGCGTCATCCGTTCCAGGTCCCTCGGTAGGGACAACCGCTTTCATCCTGTCAGCAATGCCCAGCAATTCGGAAACCACTGCAACATCGTTGGTAAATCCAGGCGCAATCAGGATGCGAGGCCGCACCTTGACGACAGACTCGGCATTTAAAAACACCTGCACACCTGCATTGATGCCGCCAATAATGTTGGATTTGGTCGCGGCGGCATCAATGCCTTCCGCAACCCTGACCACAACAACCATTGCGCCGACCTGATCGAAAATATCGTCCATCGCATCAGGCAATGTGCCCTGCTTGTCACCTACCGTATCAAGCCCTGCGGCCTCGTTGCGGCTACCAGTTACCAGCACCGGAGTGTTGAGCGGGAAAGCCTCGTTTACGCCGCCCGACAACGGCTGCGCCTTAACCGATGCCCCTACCGCACTAGCGCCTGTCGATGCGCCGGTGTTCGCTGAAGTAACTAATAAAGCAGCCGCTGCACTGGCGGTAACTGCGGCAATAACTTGCGCTGCGGTTGATGTAATTGCCCCGGTAACGCCGGTGGCAAGATTAACCGTAATCACCGTGCCGCTGACAGATACGCTGAGCGCCTGACTGTTGCCCTTCGGGTCTTTATGATGCACAGTGATGTCGTTACCCGCTTTGCCGGGCGTAACGGCTGTGTATGTGATGGCGTTATTGCTTGCGACTACGCCGGTCAACAGACTGGCCGTCGCTGCCGGAGCGCTGTTGGGGGCCGTCCCAATCAATCCGATAACAGATGCTTTGACGGTACTAATGGGGCGCTGTCCATCGTCTACCTCAACGATTTCGACGCCGTGTAAGAATTGTTCGGACATCTTTTTAAACTCCGGGTGATAAAATTAAGTTATTACAATTAACGATCTCCGTGTCATTACCAGACAACACAGTCAAAATCGGTGTAAGCAGGTGACGGCGAATTAACTATGACGTCGATCTCTGCCAATTTGGTTTCATAGTGGTCGAACTGAGCGGAGATATGCGCCTCAATGTCGTGCGCCAGCGCCAGCAGCTGAGCGTGCGTATGCAGCCTACGGGCTTTAATCCCATCAACATCGGTGCAGGTGAATTTGCCGCCGTTGCCCAGCGAGATCAAGTTATTTAAGTAATTCCTGTTTTCCGCCTGCGTCCCGTAAGCATGTGGTGATCCAAGCGCGGCACTTGTTAAGCCGCTCCCCACCGCAGCATCCCGCGCGTTCTTTATTTCAGCTATTTTCGCTATTATGTGATCGGCGAACGGAAATCGAATCTCATCCGCCTCAGCTTTGGAGCAAGGGATCAGACCCGGCAGGATGAAATCATCTTGTGATCCATCCGCATCGTAGGCGTATATTTCCGTTCCAGCGGGATCTTTGAAATATTTATGTGTCATAAAAGCGATCCTAATAAAGTTCTGACCAATTGATTAACGAGGCCGTCCCTATATTCGTGAGCCCCCTATACGTGTGAAACGGCGGCACTATCGCCGATACCGTGCATGCCTGGTCATAGCCCAGGTAAGAGCCGCTGCCTATAATTTCACATATTTCGCCGGTGTACGGGTTCGTGACGCGTATAATCGCATGCGCCTGCACCGAGTTAGTGATCGACATTGTCACAGCTATGGGTGAATATGAGCTGTTGGTATACGTCGTATTCATAGCGCGTTCTGCTGTTTTGTCTCTGTTTGTTTGACCGACGCCGATCGCCAGTGTTAATCCACCGATGTTCCAGTTCTGTGCATCATTACCGCTGACAAAACATGATTCGCCTACCGCTAATATCAGCGTATTCCCGGCCCCTCGTGGGGATATAATTGTTTCATTTTCCCATCCTTTAAGCATAACGGGCTGACCGGAAATATTGCAAAGCCATAATCCGGGGGACATCGTTGCATCCAATGTGCTGGACAATCCCGGTAACGTATATATTTGATTGGGCGTGTTCCCCCCCAGATTTATGAAACCTCCCAAATGTGTTACCGATAATTCGGTCGAAGCGTCTAAATAATAATACCCGGAAAAATTACCCAGCACTTTTTTAACGAACGCCGTGCTGGCGACAGATCCGCCATTATTAAATAGAGATGGAGTTGGCGTCGTCGGATCTCCGGCAAACGCCGGGCTTGAAATCGGCGCTTTTAGCGCCAGCGCGTTAGCTACGTTTGCGGCAAAACTGGCATCGTTACCCAGCGCGGCGGCTAATTCGGACAGAGTATCAAGCACCGCAGGCGCCGAATTAACGACGCTCGCAACGGCTACATTAATCGCCTGCCTGACGCGTAGCGCATTCCACGCTCTCACTATTGTAGCCGTTCCGGCCTCCGCTTCGGCTTGAGGAACGATAGTCTCCAAAGAATCCAGATGCTGCTTTAGATATGCAGTACGATTTGCTAAATTTCTGATTCCCGCGTTCGCTTTCCCGTCGGGACCGCCCATTGCAATATCGTTAGTTTCTTTTTGATAGACACCTACATCATATGTAGCCGTTTCCGGTAGATCAGCCATTACAGTACTCCGCCATTGTATTTTTTTGTCCCATCATAAGCCCACGTTCCGTCATAAAATAAGTTCGCAAATATCAAATTACGCAGCACCGATCTGGCGTTTTTATAACGCATAATGCGGTCGCGTATTTTTTGAATCATAGCCTCATCGGGAGTCGACCCGATATTTAACACGACATCGAACATCGGCCACGCACTGTCAGCTCCATACGTCCAGCTGCCGTCATAGGTATGCGCACCGTTGTAGTAATTGACAGTGCCTTCATTGATCGTAACATTGTCATAACCCAGCGCCGATAATGCTGTGTGGATCGCAAACGGCGTACCTTTATGGCTATGCACTTCGTAGCTGACGGCAATCGTGTTGCGTTTTTGCGTTTCGGTCCAGGTTTCGTCCCACTCATCAACTGACAACGCCCAAGCCAGCCAGGGAAGAAACGCCACGGGACAAGTTTGAGGGTTCCATAATTTAACGATGTCCACAGGAACGCTGCCCACGCGGGAAATCGCATCATCCAGCGCATGCTCTTGCTGATTAGCATTGGGCGGTAGCAGATTAGACACTTACGCCGCCATTGGTGATTGTTATTCCCGTGCAATATCCAACTTGGTGCTTACTGATCACTACATCGGAAACAGGACTCGCCAAAACGACGTTTTGCACGCCAGGCTGCTTAAGCGCCGCATAGATGCCCGCTAATGTGATGTCATCGCCCACTTTACGGGCTGAGGCTTTATAGGCATTAAGCGCATCATCAGCAGCCTGCAATGCAGTCGCACTGCTGGGGCCGTCATAAAAGTACAGGGTAGCGTCAATGACGTAATCGATGACTTCCACGGAGCGCACGGTTAGCCTATCCGTCAACGGCCGAACTTTATCCGCCCTCAAGGCAGTATCGACTAACGCTAGCAGCGGCGCATCGGCAGAACCATTGCCCAGCCTGGATAATACGGTAATTGCCACCATGCCAGGCTCCGGCGTGATCAAATTGGCGGCATAATCAATCACGACTAAACCTGTGCCATCTAAATGGAACTCCACGGCATCAACGGCAATGTCCTCGACATCGCCGCTGGCGCTCAGTCCGTGGAAAATGTAACTGCCGATACTGCCGGCCGTGGTTATGCCTTCGAATGCCAGTTGAATGCGTCGACGAAATGGCTCATCTTGCTCGTAGACTGCGGCGACCGGAGGGATAGCATTCGGATCAGCCGGGGTTATTAATAACCGCTGAACGTTGTAAATAGGATTAGCCCCGAACTGATCCAATTGCGGGCCTTTAGCCTTAGCCAGCATCACAGCCAGCGCCGCATCGTTGACGCGCTGGCGCAACAGCAGTTCACGGTACGCTGCAATCTCCAAAATTTTATAGGCTGGGTCTGACTCCAATAAGGCGCTAAATGCACTGTCGCGCACCTGCAAATCGGCGAGCATATCGGCGACTATCGCCTCGAAACTCAGTGTCTCGACTATATCGGGGGCCGGTATCAGCGATAAATCAATCTGAGTAAAATTCATAAAATAATCCCATCTAACCGAATCTGGTTGCCTTCAGGTCTATATTTTCCGTACAGTGTCAACTCCACGCTACCTGTATCGGTTACGCCATTCAGCTCGACCCGCTCCAATTTTATGCGCGGTTCCCACTTATCCAGCGCCTCAGCGGTGGCCGCGACAATATCGATAATCGTTGTTCCGTTCAGAGGAGCATCGATCAGCTCGAACAATCGCGATCCGTAATCGCGGCGCATGACTCGTGTGCCGATAGGCGTTGTCAAAATGTCGCGGATGGACTGCTTGAGGTGATCAATGCCACCCAACGCCGTTCCGGTTTGGTTGTTGATTCCGATCATGAGATCAAAAACCAATTGCGCCCGCTGGACGCATGACCGCACGAAGCAAGATGCCCTTGCCTACATACAGGAACGCCGCCCAGCGTCATCCATGCCGAGCCCTCAGCCATAACCGGCGCAGCATGTGCGCCTGTGCCATGCCCCTGAACTGGATCGCCCAAAAGAATGACTTTTTGGGACTCGACAAAAAACCAGGACTGCCCACCGTTTAATTGTTCGCCACCGGCAGAATCTGTCGTATTTACCGCTATACCGAAACTCATGATTGTAGCCCCTCGAATTTCGGCGTTGTCAGCGTCGTTGCTCCGTCTTTTAGCTCCAGAGTTGTCCTGCCGACAGTGATAACAACTGACCCGTCGGAAGGAATATTTATTTTGTAGGCATGAGCAACCCGATCATATTCGACTACTGCGCCATCTTTGTAAGTGGTGTTGTGCTTGTCGGGTGACGTGACCGGGTAAGGGTGCGCGGTCTGGAATATCCCAGCCAACGCGACGCCCTGATTCATCTCGCCGCTGGGCGAGAAAATCATAACCTGCTCGCCTACGTCGAGCGGGTCGCAACTTCTATCCTCGCCCGCGCTCAGTCCAAACCACGGCAGCCATTCCGTTAAAAATCCACGCTCTTTAGAGTCCTCGCCTATCCAAATTCTGGCCTTGGGCGGGCTAATGCCATAATTAACCTGATCCACTTTGCCGATGCGAATCAGGTTACTGATGCGGCGGTCTATTTCAGTTACATCAAAGCTCATGGCGCTACCTGTATGTACTGATCTTCATTGCCAGTGCCGATCAATGGCGACTGCCCTAAATATACGGTAGACGGCACAATGCCTGACGGCGCCCAAATGCTGTCGCCTAAATAAAATGTCTGGTCCCACGACACGAACCACGACTCGTAGCCGTTTTTTTCAGGGTCGAACTTGCCAGGCCCAGCAGTAAAACTACTAGGGAAACTTGCATCACGCGCAAGGCCCCATTTATTATTCCTGGCGTTTGATAGAAATTGCGCCGCAAAGTTGCTAGTCTGTATCTGCAAATCGGGGGTTGACCTTCCAAGGATACAATTCGCCGTAATTTGACAGTCCAACGGCGTTCTGCCGTCGCCAACATCGTCGCCTGGACTAAATGACTCCAACTCCAGAATAATGGCCGGCGTTTTTATCGGTTTTGGCTGTCCGCTTGCCTCATCACCCTGCTCGTACCATTCAACCGTATTGACGTTAGCGCCGAAATGCGCGGCAATGGTGGCTTTGATAGCTGCATGAAAACTGGGAACTGTAAGCGCGGTCATCGCGTCGCCCTCTCTAACTCAAATCCGATTAAGCGCTGGGTCCGGCTGGATAGCTGCTGCTCAGCTTGGGGGATTAGGCGGCGGACGACTTCATTGGCAAAACTGTCGATCCTGACGTTTTGGCGTCTGATAGGCAACCGGGCCTTTGATTTGCGTGCAAAAATTCCGGTATGCCCGGATTTTGTCACAGCCTTAAATCCGCCCTTAAAATAAAAACCGCCCGCCATATAACCGCTATCGATTGCGCCTTCGTCTTTTAACGCCATCGCATCAATTGGCTTTATCCCTAGCCAGACTTTGCCGGTAATAATGGCATTCAGATTTGCCGAAGCCATACCTTGCCTTACCCTGCCTAATAAATTCTTTCTCGGGAGACCTGTTGCAGAGGGTAGCTCTCGCAGCAACCGGCTTTTTATCCATGCCGTAGTTTCATTAATAGCCCGCGACTGGATGCGTTTTATTGCGGCGGGCGATAAAACGCTTAGCTCTAACCGATCAAGGTCGCTGGTATTTAGCTCAACATCGAGCCAGCCAAAATCTGAGCCACCGGTGATCGCCATCTTATTTCCACCCGTTGGCTGTGGCCGTGGTGTTGCCCGGCTGATTTAAAATAACGACCAACACGCCATCGCCTTTTGGCAGGGCTTCTGAAACGTCATAGATTTTACCAAAATACAGCGCTGACCAACCCTTACAGATCCCTGGCACATCATTGTCTAGCACCTCAACGATCACGCTGTAAACATCCACTTTAGCAATGATGTTATCCAGCCACGAATAGCCGTCCTGATTGTTTTTTCCGGGACGGGATGCTAGCACGCACTTAACCGGCAGAGCCGCGCCAACAGGCGGCGTCAGCACGATGTCGTCACCCAGCGCTGACATAATCACAGCATCGGCCGAAGCAAAGGCGGTTGCAAAACTCATGATCTGCCCCCACGAGGCTGATACTTATCGCGGCACGGCACGCAAGCGCCATCGACAAGCCGCCCAAACCACTCGCCGCAGAAATCGCAGTCGCCAGGTTTGCCCGCATCCAGCGTAAACGGAATACGGTTAGCTATAGCGATTTCGCGCTCTTTCTCGGCGTAATCGTTGGCTTGGTCGATGATGTCGGTCATAACTTTCCTGTTGTTGTGAATCGTGCAAACGCGCGATCTGCCGCCGTCTCAAATATAAATATCGCCCGGCTACCCATGTGCGCTGAAATGCCGATAAAAGCCGCAGACAGCGGACCTGGGAGCTGCGCGTACTCGCACAAGTAAAAGGTGATTACCCCGACAAATGCACTGATCAACAATTCTCCCAACAATTCATGGATACTAAACCGGCTGATAATTCCGGCCTTAACCTTACGCAAGTATCCAACACACCCGCCGAATAACGACAGAGCGAATACCCAGGCATAGGTCAACAGCGTGTATGAAAGCGGGTCTTTTTCTGGCATCATCTTGTCCATAGTCAAAAGAAGATTAACGGGCGACGCCTTTTGTTTTCTCAAAAGACCGCATCCCTGATAGTCCCAACAACCCCATCAGGATTTGCAACGTAATATTAGTGTCAATAACCGGGAAAATACCGGCGTAACCAAAGGCAACTACTGCGACAAATCGCGCGAATGGCTCAATCAACGCCGAGTACGCCAATGCTGCCCCACATATCCAGCCAATCGCGGGACGCCAACCCGACACAAACACCGAGCTACTACCCGCCTCGATTTTATTAATGTCGAGCTGGCCCATAACCAAATTAAACTGGTTCTGCATCTCTTGTGATAGCTCTGCCAGTTTAGCTTTTTCAATTTCTGTGGCATCCGGCCAAATACGCTTAATTGCGCTATCGGCCAGCGTGGTTACAGCTGTTATGGCGTCATCAATACCGAGCATGGCTTAAGCTGCAATAACTGAATTAATCAACACCCAGGCCGCGCCGGTAGACACGAACTGGCCTAAATCATTAGCCGCATCAAGCGTGGCAAACGTGGCACCGCCTGCAATTGTTTCGGACGCGGCTGGATCGAGCGTCACTGCAAAAGCATCGGCTGAGGTCTTTTTTACAATCAACTTGGCGCCGGGCGGAATAGTTGCTACGCTGGGGATGTTGACCGTCTGCGCAGCGGTATTAGTTGCCAGCAAGGTCAAATCGCCGCTGCCGAAGTCGCCTACATTCAGGGTTTGTGCACCGGTTGCCGCCAGGGTTAAAGTACGCGGGCCTTCTTCGCTGAATTCTTCCAGATCGACATGCACGGTTGCTGTTGCGGCCAGCTCTGCTTTGTCTGCATAGCCGATAAAGTAGGAGTTAAGCGCCGGGGCGTTAACGACCTCGTTGGCCGTTGCGTCCCACCAGAGTTTCTGACCTTGCACGACTGCATCGCTGGTGTTTTTAGCCAGGACAAAAACGCCTTCCTTTTTTACCGTACCGGTTGCGCCGATGGCGATATTAACCAAGGCAATGCCAATTTGCGCGTTACCGATAACGATTGGATCGCCACTTTTAATGATGGCACCGGTGCCATTGACGTAATCAATATTTTCACCGGAATGTTTAAAATTTATAGCCATGTTGTTGCCTACTATTCTGTTTCAACTGGTAAGTAAAATGTTAGGTTCAGCTAACGCCAAACCCAACCATATTAAGCGCCGGCGTTTTTGTATGCGCCACGGTAGTCGTTTAACCCCACACCATAATCAAGGCGCACTTTCCATTGCAGACCATCAACTTCAAAGCCTTGCTCGCTTTCTAAAAACGGTTCTTGCTCGCCATTCAGGAAGGCGACTTCGATAACGGGAGACTCGGCAGGATCGGCGAATACATACCATTCATTTCCAGAAATGCGCGGTGAGTCGATTACATCTCTAAACAATCCGCGCACCCTGTTAGGGCTTTGCAGCTTGTTTGCGGTATCAGGATCATATTGCGCTTCGTTGACAACACGGGCGCTGCCGCCTGCACCCATTCCGCCAAGCCATAACGCTGGGCGCAAATCCAGGAAGTCATTACCGCTTACGTCCATTTGTTTCGCCATTGCGACCCGCGCGGCCTCAATAGATGCAACAGAAACAACCGCCGCAGTGCCTGCAAGGTTGTCATGCGCTGCGTCGAATAAAGCAATGCCGTCAGACATAAGCGGGTTGCTGGCAAGCAGAGCATAGACATCAGCCTCTATAGTCCTGCGCGCGGCACGTCCCAGCATTTTCGATAGGCCGATAAAAGCGGACAAGTCGTCATTGATGATGGTTTGGCGACTGATATTGATCACGTTGCCTTTAGTGGTCGCAGTGATGGTTGATTTTTCTCCATCCGGGATCGATTTATTCTTGAACTCTGAGTTTTCGCCCAGCGCATCCAGATTGCCAAATGACCCTAAGCGGTAACGGTTGTGAGCGCGAAAATCTGTCACTGACCCGACGGAGCAAAAGCGGCTCCAGGTATCAGGCGCTGTTGCATAAGCTCCTTGCAAGGTCTTATGCATGGCGTTTTCAAGCAATACCGGGAAGTCGCTGGTGCTGGTGGTGAATGCACGTTTTACCATTTCCAGTTCACCCATACCTCTGGACGACACGCCTGCACGATCAAGGCACAACTTGGCGATTTCCGTCATACGCATGCCACGGAATTCGTTGCCAGCATCCATCTTATCGACACCGGCACGGCCACGGATGGCGTTAACGCCCGCTTCGATAAATTTGTCTTTTTCGTCGGTGGTTACTGATGCATCGCCGCGAGTTGCTTCTGAGTCAACTTTTTCAGACCATTTTTTAAGCATTTGCTCTTTTGCAACTTCAAAGCTATCGCCGCGCTCAATGAAACCATTAACAACAGCATCATCAGCACGGGACATCTGGGCAAATTTACGAATGTCCACCTGACGCTGACGCTCTTGCTTTGCTGCATCTGCACGGATAGCAGATTCATCGATTCTGGCTTCTGGTTTAACCGATACAGCCGGAGCGTTATCCGCCCGTGTTTCGGTCGTTTTTTCTTCGACTGTTTTAGGCATTGCCTTAACCTCTTTGTTAATAATTGTTACGGAACTTGTATTCCCTTCGCTGCGGATTTTTGCACCGCCTTCAATAGGGATTGGAACTATTGATATTTCTTTAGGCTCCCAGTCAGTTGCCAGATAAATGGGCAGTCCGCTTTGCGTTTCTGTTTGCGGCTGCTTTTCCATCTTGTATATCTTGTAGCCAACGCTGATATTTTTTAAAATTCCCGCTTTTACGTCCTTAAAAATGACTTCAACATCATCACGCTCGCTAAACCTGACCACGGCATGACCGACGCCATCTTTAATCCACGCCCTTTCAACTACACCAATCACGCCGCCAAGGCCATAATTGTTGTGATCTGCCAGCAGCGGCGCCGATCCAGAGTTAAGAAAATCCATGCGGACATCAGCCGGATTCATACTCAGCTCTTCTATCCAGTCGTCCCAGTCGTCAAATCTTCTGGATTGTGCTCCAGTTGACCAGGTAAGCTCTACCGTTCTCGCTGCTTCGTTTAGCGTTGCTGGGGCGAAATCTGCCCGCGTATGTAAATCAGGCAGCTGTCTTGTTTGTTTTGGCATCACTAGCCCCTATTGTTTGTATTTGTCCTAATCCGGCGACATTTCGTGGATCGCTGTCAAGAATCAGCCCCAACTGATCCAGATAATCGTTACTGAGTTTTATCTCCTCCATCGTGGCATGAAAATCGTAGCCCAATGACCTGATCGCCTCTGGCAACGGACAAAGCCCCGCCCTGACCATCGCAATAATCGGCGGAATCTCGCGGGCTGGATCGACCATCATTCTTGCTGGCGGAGTCCATTCTTGCGATAGGTCGGGAATGCCAGCATAATCAGAAAACCAGCGGGCAACACCGCCGCAGACGCGCGGAATAAACAACTGCCAGCGCCAGGCATCAATGCTGCGGCCAAATTCTTGCCAGCCCATGCGCGCGGATGAAAAATTAACCTCGGATAAATTTCCGGTTAATGACTCGAAAGTGATGCCAAGACCGGCAGCAACGCCGCGCTGCACCTCGACCGTATAAGGGCCGTAATCGTCAGCTTTTGGCGGGATGGTAAATTCTATGCGCCGGTTTGGCTTCATGGTGTACATGGAGCCGGGGGTTAATTCTGAAACGTCGCTGAACTCTTCTTCTGTCTCGGCGGGTTCGTCGGTATAGATGAATGCCGCGAACAGGTTGGCGAGTTTCTGGCGGTTTAAATAGGCATCCTCGTAAATGTCCAGCTCTCGCAAGCGGATCATTACCGGAGCAAGCCACGATACCCCGCGCTCTTGTCCTGGGCGGTCGCTGCGGAATAAATGGATGACTTCATAAGCCGGGACGCGGGAATAACCGAAGCTAAAAGTGCCGTAAAAACGGCCTGTTGCGCCGGGATGGGCTTTATACAACAGATAGGCAACACGCCGACCGATAGCATCGTATTCGATGCCGCGCTGGACATAGCCACCGTTTTGCAAAGGGCCGTCGGCGAACTCGTAAAGATAATCTGCTTCAAGCAGCTGCAATTGAAACGGTACAGCCAACCCGTCAGAGGCAAGGCGAGGTCGCAGCCGGATAAAGCATTCGCCGGACTCAACCATCGCCCGCATAGCTAACTGCTGGATGCCGTAGAAGTCGGTCAGCCCATAGGCGTCGCACTGGGTTGATTCGGCCCAAGCCTTCCACAAATCCTGAGCGCGTTTGGTGTTGGCCTTAGTTTTTGCTTTCCACTGCGCCAGGATGCCGTAGCCGACCACGTTGTTAGTGATGACGGACACGCCCTTATTCGCCCACGGGTTGTTGCGAACTAAATCGCGCGCCCGGTTGCGGATAATGGAGGGATTTGAAATTGCCGAATTGGCGTCTGTTGCTGGCGTTAGCCAGTTGCTGGTGCGCGTAGTTTTGCTGGCGGCATCGTAGCGGCGTTTAAAAGGGACGACGTTGGTCATAGCCCCTTCCCTGTCGGAATATTGATAATGCGCGCTCTTGCAGTGGCAGGTGTTGCCACGCCCAACTCTGAACGCATAGTATTACGCAACCGTTCCATCTCAGCGAGAGAATGATAGGTGATGCGCCGCTCGCCGAATTGCACGGACAAAGCGCCCTGTGCGATTGCGGTTTCTAATGCGTTGAGTTGAGTTTGTGTGTATGCCATGGTGCTATCATGGCTGATATGTTGTGACAAAAACTAGGCAGAAAATGTCACTTTTTAAAAAAGTCTATAGGGTTGATTACCTAGTTAAGACATTGGGCAACGAAAAGCTGCTGCCCAACCTGGGAACTTACTAATCAATATCTGGCGCTTTAATGATTTCACCGTCATCAAACGCAATTGCTTCCGGCTCAAAAATAGCTGTCATTGAACTAAGCTCTGTTCTTGCAATTTTCTCAACATCCCCAGCAAGGAACGGATTAATCTTCCATCCAATGCCGGTTGTAGTGTTTAGAGTTTTTCCAGCCGCTACCGGTTCGTTAATATCAACATATAATTCCCCTATCTGATCTCCTGTAGCGTCTTTAAATACAGCTATTCCTTTGATTTGCTGGATAGCCTTAGTTGATTTATTTTCGATTACATATCTTAATGAGAGCATCTCACCAAAACGCTTTACCGAAAAATCCTCTGGCAGCACTTTCTTTTCAATAATAGTAACAACGGCACTCGACGAAATTTTATCAGCAATAATCTGGCGCTCAGCGACTATCTTTGCCCTTAGCGCTTCAGCTTCAGCCTCTCTCTTTTTCGCCTCTACTTCTCGGGCTTGCATTTTTTCTTTCCAGGCTTGCGCATCCGCAAGGACTTCACCGATCGTCATGCCGGTAACAGCTTTTGCTTGTCCGCCAAATAAATTACCTATTGCGTTTGCCGTGAGATACGCAGCTAAAAGCGTCCTTTCTTCCTCGGGCAATTTCTTGATCTGCTCCCCTTGATCTGCAAGTTGCTTTAAAGGCTCAGGGCCTAAAACAATATCTTTAGGATCGCTACACCCGAACAGTAAAAGCAACACAGCCGCCATCATTATTTTATTTTTCATATCACACCTCATTAGTTGACCCCTTACAATACCGTATATGCGTCGGTATGAATATTGGGAAAAAGCTTACAAGGTTTAAACAATACTGAGCAACAAAAAGACGCGGCCAGACCTGTAACACTCGGCGCTAGAGGTTTAGGTTAAGAAACCCCCATTTGCGTAAGCGCCATTTCCATTTCAGCAACGCAACCACCCAGCCAGTTGGTGTAATCAACATCATCAGGCGCTTTTAAACCGTCAATCATGAGCAGCGCTCTTGGCGCAGAGCCGCGCGATATTCTGACTCGCTTGCTGTATAGATCAGGATGACGAGCTAAAGCCGGAATAATGTGATTATCGCCCATGCGCAACGGGATATTTTTTCCATCTGCCCAGGCATGAAACAAGCGCAAGGCTTGTGTGCTTAAGCAGTGCGCATAAGGCGCAGCGATCACCATGCCAACGCCTTTCCAATCTTCAACGAAACGCTCCACCAAAACATCAAGGCTATTTGATGTTTTTTCACCATAGATGGCTGAATGATGGCCTACCTGACCGATCTGTTGTTGAACATAATCCGGCGTGATGCCGCATTCCAATAAGTAAGCTTGCGCCAGCGATCTTGACGTTTTTCGCAATGTGTCGAATTTTGCGGTATTGAGGCGCTGGAATGGCAGGTTGCCGGTGACTTCGTCAAGACCTGGGTTAGCCAAATCAGGGCTTAGGTAATAACCATGCTTTCTAATAGAAGGCAAAACTTCATGCGTTACCCAGCGCTTGAAGGTTTTTGCCTCTGGCTTGCTGCTACGGATAACTAGAGAGTAAAGTCCAGACTCATTAACACAGATATAATTGTTTGATTTAACTGGGATATACATATTTTGTATATCCTCATCATCAACATTTGTACGAATATCGCGAGCTGGATTCTGATAACCAAGAAATTCAGCTAATGGACTGGCAATAAACCAAGGCTCGCCTTCACTTTCTATAATTTCCAATGTGAAGGTGTAAAATTGAAATTGTTGCAATGCATTCGACATGGTACTACCTCTAAATAAGATTATGCTCTGAAAATGAAAAAACGCTTTTCTTGCCCAGGATAAAGTGATCAAGCGCCCGTATATCCAGCAATCCCAATGATTCTTTTAGCAAGCGGGTTATTTTTTCGTCTGCCGGGCTAGGTTCTGTAGCGCCTGACGGGTGATTATGAGCAAAGATGACCGCCCCGGCATTCAGTTGCAAAGCCCGCTTGACCACCTCTCGTGGGTAAACGCTGGCCCCGTCAATCGTGCCGCGAAACAAAACCTCATGAGAAATAACGCGGTTCCGGGTATCCAGGAAAACACAAACGAATACCTCGTGCTCCATATCTTGATAATGAACTTGTAGCCAGGTCTTGGCGTCGCCAGGGTTAACCAGTAATGTGCCAGGGCTAAAGCTGTTATCTAAAATAGACTTAGCGGCCTTGATGATTTGCTTATCGGTGAGAGGCTTTGAGGCGCGGTACTTGCCGCGTTCGTCGCAGACAAAGTGGGGTATTTTGGTTGTTTTTGCTGGGCGGATTTCGCCTGTAACTTGAGTGTTCATGATGTAACTCCAGAGCAGTAGCTTTAAACCACCAACCGAAGCGACCAAACTTAGGGTGGTGGATGATGTATCGGGTTGGTCGACCGGGCTCTGGGTCCGGCAGGCTTCGCAGCCTCCCAATACACCACCCACCATAACTGTGAGGGCATAAAAAAAGCCACGAACCTGACGGCGCGAAGCTTCTGCGCCAGAACCATACGGGCGACCAAACCCGCCTGCCCAATAAGGGGCAGTACGAGCAAGGATAAGGCCGTTTTCGTTATGAGTCAATAGGTTCATGGCTGTGCGGGGCTTATCTTCTTAGTCCAAAATTCTATAGACGGTTCTTGGCGATAGCCGGTAACGCCTAGCCAGCTGCTCAACCGTAGCGCCGGAATCGTGCAGGTCTTTTATTTCCTGATTGCGCTTATCATAATCATTAGCCGGCATGGTTAAGCGTTCGCCGCCAAAGTTTGTGATCAGTGCATAAACCACGTCGCTGGCCTTTTGGTCATCACCCACCACGCTGGCAACCACGCGGCGCATCTCTTGAATTATTCCGGTCATAATAGTTGGCTATTCCGTTTAGGTTTTTTGGTTATGGGTGCTTTGGGCAATACCGGCAATAGCGGTTGCCGGGCGGCTTTTGCCGCCTGGTCTTGCAATCGCCTATATTCATCGCTCGACACCGTCGCCAGTTTTGTGCCCAATTCATCCCACTTAGCAGCGGTATGCAGGTGCAGCCGCAATTCATGGTGATGAGCGGCGGCGTAGGCGTAAACCAGCGTGTCCAGCGATTCGTTACGTGCGCCTCGCTTGGTCTCGAAGCGGTTGGTGCGTGGGTTAAAGGTTTCCGAGACAATGCCGGTGAAGTATTCGCGCGGCAAATCTTCGGAAAAATGCAGCAGCCGGGAGGCGTTGTCTTTATCGCCGTCGGTGCTCATGCGGCCGAACAGGACGTTTTTAACCGCTACGGTGCCGACGTGCTGGATCATGACACCGCGTTTGTTGTATTGGCCTTTCCAGTTGACATCTTGGGCTTTGGGCCGGGACAGTACCGGGGCGTTGTTGGGTACAGCGCCGAAGATGACCATCGGGCGGCGGATCATGCGGCGGCGCACGAAGTCTTTGACGGCTTCGGTGCGGTGTCCGCCTGCGTCAATGGCGGTGGCTTGGATCGGCAGGGCGTGGCCGTTGATGTGTTCGATTGGGCGGTTGAGCAGGTCGGTTAAAGCTATCCAAACGGCATCATCGGCGGGATCACCCATCAGTTCGATGTAGTCCAGCACCCAGCAAGCCATACCCTTGCCCCAGCCGACAATTTGCACAGCCAGGCGGTTGTCTTGGGTATCGACTCCGGCGGTAACGGCGCAAACGCCAAGCGGGGCGACACGCAGGCGGTAGGGTTCGGCGCGGTCGGCGATGACGTTGAGCTTGACCGAGCGCATGGAGGGATCTTCCCAGGCTTCGGCCAAGCGGCTATTGATGAAGGTTTTTAGTTTGGCCGGGTCGTTGATGCATTTTAAAAACATCTTTACCAGGGATTTCCAGCTTGGGCCCAGGCCTATCTGATAATACAGGCAGTTGATGGTATAGCCGCGCACTTTTGACTCGGGGTTTTGCGGTACCCAGCGACCCGCTTTGATCATATCGGTTTTTTGATACTCTTCAATCTCGCAGGCGCATTCCGGGCAGACGTAGCGGACACGGTCGCCGCCTTTATCCCAGTGCAGTCCGGACCATTCGAAAGTGATCATGTCGCCGCAATGCGGACAAGGCATGTGGTATTTACGCTGATCGGATTCTTGATACGCTTCGTCTGTCCGGCAAATGCCTTTTATCCCCGGCGAGGAGATATAGAGTTTTTTGTAGGTGGATGGGTACGATGAGCAGCGATCCTCCAACATTTGCATAGGATCATCAAGGCCGAGCTGATTAGCGACTGCCGTTAATTCGTCGACCGCGATAAAGCGGGTACTGACCATCTTCAGGTTTGACGGCGTTGCGGCATGGCCGAGCCGCAATGAGCCGCCGATGAAGGATTTGAATTCTTTGGTGTTGCGCGAGTTCCGGCTGGACTGTGTTTTGAATGCGCCGGCAACGGTGGGGTTGCATTCGATTAACGGGTCCAGTTTGTCGTCGCTGAAAATATCTAACAGTTTTTCGGTCGGGAAAACCACCAATAAGCCGCCGTAGCCGTTGACGATGATGTAGGAGAGCCAATTCAGCAAAACTGCTGTTTTGCCGAATTGTACGGGGAACATCATAACAACGTCTTGGATCGGCGAGCGAATGCTGAGGCAGTCCATCGGCTCCTGGAGCGGCGGATTTCTGCTGGTGCGCCAGCGCCCGGCCTCGTTGTTGTTTGCCGCCGAGAGTTGGATGTTTTGATCGGAAAACTCGGACACGGTTTGCTTTTTGCGCGGGGCATAGGCTCGGGCGCGGGCGGCGTTGATGATGAGGGCGGCGTCTGGGTATTTTGTTGCCAGCATAGCTGCCTCTAATTTTTAGCTGCGAATGAATCAGTTATTGGGTTTTCAGTCGTTCTTGAGGCGCATGGAATATCCCCACCTCCTTTGTAATAGGGCTTACGATCTACCGAACAACCTAAAGCGAACTCAAGCGCCTGATAGTCCAGATCACCCCACATTTCATCACCCGGCCATGTACCTGTGAACAATTTGGCTAACGCTATTGATACTTGTGTGCGCGTAATTTCGTTATTATTCGAGGTGTTCATAGCTGTTCTTTCTCCTTACCTAGATCATAAAAACTGCGCGACAAGTCGCCGAGCAGGGATTCTATGTGATCCATCAGCATGGACCGGATTCTTTGTTCGTCGGTTTCAGCGGCCAATTGCGGGGCCAGGATGTCGGGCAGTGATTCCAGCCGGTTGCGGATGATGGTGTCGCCGTCGGCTACGGCCAGTCTGACTTCGTCGGCTACCAGTAATTGACCACGACGGGTTTGTAGTTCGATTTCGGTTAGTTCGGCGTTGGCTTCTTCGCGGCGGGCTTTGGCTGATTGGAAGCGGCTGCCGGTGCCTGACACGGGTTGCGCCTTGTCTGTTTGGCCCTGCCCTTTTTGGCTGCGCTCTTGCTGATGACGCTTTGCTACGCCTTCTTTAGCCGGGTCTTTGGTGTCTTCTATGCGTTTAATGGAGGCTTCGACGTCGACTTTGCCATCTTCCATAACCAAGCGGTCGGCGTTTTTAAGCTGGGTTACGTGGCTGCGATTGACGCCGATGTGAGCGGCAAAAGCGGATTGGCTCATTAACATCCCGCCCCCTCAAATTGCTTACAGGCATTTGCATTAAATTTCGTAGTCCTTGGATAACCTGACGTTACGAAACAGTGACCGGATTTAGAGGCCGGATACATACGATGCCAGCTAACGCACTCTTCGCAAAAGTGGCCTTCATGGGGCAATGGCAGCTGATCTTCAATCGCCTCTACGTCGATAATTGAAAAATCCAGGGTAGCACCAGCCAGACCGCGTATTAAGCCGGCAGCGTGGAGCTGTTTGGCAAAGTCATGAAATTCAGGCGCTAAGGCTTTCATTTGCCGGTTAAACTCTCTTACGTTTTCTGTACCACAAACTATCTTTTTCATTTTTTTTAATAAAATAAAGGTTGTGCAGGGTGTGCAGGCGCGAGTGCAGGGTACGAAAAATCGCGAGGCGTTGGCGTTCGTGATCTGTGCAGGGTGTGCAGGGTGTGCAGGGTGCCTATATACGCGAGGGCGGTTTTATTTTTGGTGGTGGCGGTGGTTTGTTTCTCGCGTGTCACGTAAAGGGCGGTACTGCACACCCTGCACAGGCCACGCACGGCGCGGCTTTGACTCTGCACAATACCCTGCACAACTGCCTGCACACCCTGCACAATGTTAAGCATTACTCGCCTCCCTATAGCTATCGACTGATTTTTTGAAGTCGCTGATACAAAATCCCAGCCATCCTGTCTCTGAATTGCCGGGCGACATTTCTTCGGCGTTAGCGGGGATGATGATGGTTTTCGGGTTTTCGACCATTGATACTCCGATCATGAAACGCTTTCGTTCTTTTCTGACGCCGGGGCGCTTGGCTATGGCGTCGATGGCTTTGTTTTTGGGTGCGGCTCTGACGCCTTCTCGTCTGCACCAGTGGACGTATAGGGTGTAGACGTCTTCCGACAGCGCCGGAATAGGCGGGACGCCGCTGATTTCTTTGGTATTCCACTCGTCGTAAAAGCGAATAATGCTGTCTTTGCTCAGATCCTGAAGGTCTTGTTTAGCAGTGGTCATCAGCGGTTTGGTATGCGGGTTGAAGTCGCCCAGCGGTAGGTTGACCAGGTAATAATGCAGGGCTTCCGCACCGCCGTTGTCGATTTCCAGCGCTATTTCTTTGTAAAAGTCGGGGCCGAGCTTGGCGGGCGTCCAGATGACTTGGTGCCGCCGGTCGTCTTGGTCGAGGACGACCGGCATTCGCTCATTGGATAGGAAAACGAGGTTGACGTGGTTGGCTTCTTCGTAGGCGGCCATGTTTTTCGGATTGATGCGGATGCGGTCGCCGGTGATCAGTCCCTTGAGTTTGTTTTTGATGTGGTAAAGGTCGGATCGTGCCACCACTTCATCGGCAAGCATGAACAGTTTGCCGCCGAAACAGTCGTTGAATTTATCTTCAATGGCCGACTGGTCGATGATGCGGCCGTATTTGCCGTAGATGCCGAGGATGACGTCGAAAAATAGGTTTTTGCCGGTGCCTTGCGGGCCGTGAATGACGATGGTGGTTTTCATCTTTGCGCCGGGATGTTGCAGCGGGTAGGCCAGCCAGCGCAGTACCCAGTTGTAAACGGCGTCGCTGTGTTTTTCTTCGGCGCACATGTACATGAGCAGGTCTAGCAGGCGCTCGCAGTTACCCTCAATCGGCGTGGTCGGGAAGCCGTCCCAGACGTTACAGGTGATGTTTTTGTCTTTTCCGGTGGGATCGAAGCCGACTTCGTCGGGGCGGACAATGCGCCGCTGTTTGCTTTCTTGCCAGCGCTTGGGTATGTCTGAGTGAATGCAAGCCTGTTTGAAGTCGTTGAGGGCTATGCGCATATGCTCCTGTCCGTCGAATAGCATGCCGCCCATGCCGTAGACGAGTGAGAATCGCCCCAATGCATGGTCGTAGCAGTCGATGGGTTTTAGTGCGGCTTTCTTATCTTCCCCGCCCCCCTGTAGTTGCGCTTCCCGCGCTTTGACCGCGGCGGTGAATCCTGCTTGCTTAATGGCTTGCTCGATCTGAATCCTTACCAGGTGGAGCCCATCGGTCTGGTGTAGGTCGTTAAAGTCGGTCAGTTTGCCTTGGTTTCGGCAGTAGTGGTCGAACCGGGCGGCTTCGTCTTCAAATTTTGGCGATACTACACGACCATTGACGGCTAGTGCCGCCAGTTCTGCGTATTCTTTGCCGGCGTTTTTCTTGCCGTGTGGCTCGTTGCAGTGGGGACAGGTCGCTGATAGGTTGACTTGTACCGGTTTTTGGCAGTGTTTGCAGCGGGAAAAAGCATCGTCGTCGGCACAGATTAGGATCTGTGCTTCGCGGTAGTATTTTTTAAGCGCTTGGGCGACGGATGGCAGGTTCCCGGCATCGAAAGCGATCGCTACCGGGAAGCCGGTGGCTTCGTATAAGGTCGCACCGGTGGCGTAGCCTTCGGCAACCAGTATCAGGGTGGTTGGGCTGTCGATCAAGTGGTAGTGGGCTTTTTTGATTGCGCCCGCTGGCCAGTATTGTTTGTCTCGGCCATGTTTTTCGATCAGGTCTTTTTGCTTGACCTTGTCGAGGATGAATTGCAGGCCGTGGATGCGGCCCATTGTGTCCAGCATCGGCACGGCCAATGCGCCTTTTTCGGTGAATCTTACGCCGTGGGCGATGACGCCTTTGCGGTGCAGGTAGTCGCAGTCGCCGTCTGTTTCGAGTTTGCGCCAGGCGGCGCTGGCTTTGGCGGCGGATTGTTCGGCTTTGCGTTTTTGCTCTGCATCCGCCCGCTTTTTATCATCGGCGATACGCTGCTTGATGGCGGCTTTTTGGTCGGCGCTGAGGTCGTTTCGGGTGATTTCTATCTTTTGTGCGTTGTTGTCCGCACCCTGCCAGATGCCATACGAGCCGATAAAGACGATGTCGCCGCCTGATAGGGTAATTTCATGCAGGATATACCAGCCGCGTTTCTCTCGATCGCCCTCAACCCGGCAGCGGATCATGCGCCCGGTCGTCAGTCGGTCTACTTGGAGACCGAACCCAATCAGCTGCAATCTTACATCATCGTAATTAGACGCCATTGTTTAGTAACTCACAACGCCACTACCTACACCAAAAACGAGGCCATTCATACCCGCAGGGGAGGATGCTAGGAAGTACCTTTTACCTGGCTGCTGACTGTTAATCGCTAACTTAACAAGTGATAGCACTTGCTTTAAAAACGCTTTACCCACTAAGGGGGAGCGGGGGCAAGCTATATGGCTCGGCTTGAGTAAGGGTGATACTTTCATCAGTCAACCGCCCTAAGATCAACACCAACGACGGGCGGCTGTCCAACGGCCCTAGATACATGAGCCTTCATCGCAAACAAAACAGCAATCGCCTCATCGACCTGAAGCATAAACTCGGGGGCCTTGTCCTTATCCCTACTATCGATCACCCCATCCTCCAGCAGAGTAGCACCTGCAATCAGCACATCACCAACCTCCTTGGCTACACTACCCAAAAACACACCATCATCAGACGGATAACCACTCGGCATGGGGAAGGTAACCATCCCCTGCCACGCAGCCAGCTCAATTTGCAAACGAAAACGAAGATCAGGCGGGAAAGCAGCGATGACCGATCCCAACAGATCAATAGACAAAGGCTTTAAAATATTATCTCCCAGCCATCGGTTTAACTGCGCCGCGTCACGCGTCATACGCGCATAAGCATCTGGCGCTTGGCTCCACTCAATAGCCCTTGATTGCGGCAAATGCGTACGCTCGTAATGCTCGCGCACTGTTGTGGCAAACGTCCCGTCAGTCACGCCCGTCTCCCGCTTATAAGTGTCGATGTACTTATTCAACAACTGCGTCGCCGAACAATGTTGCTGTTGCGTTTCGTTACGCATGCTATATCCCCTCAACCTCATTAAAATTTAACCGACTGCTATGATTAAGCATTTAACCAACCCTTAAACAAAGCCCATGACCGAGCCCGAAACCACAACACCGCTAACCATCGAAGACAGACTCCTAATCCAGGAATTCCTAATGCGCGCCGTAATCTGGGGGCCATATCTGGATGACCCTGCACACCGCCGCAATATTGCCGCCTGCTTAAATACAGAGATCGAAGCCGTTGAGCGGCATCAATCTCTCCCAGCGCATCTAGTAGCCGCACTAAAGCACCAAGCTGATTGTCTGGCAGATATTGATGCAATCCCGGATCGACTAAAGAGCTTAAAGCCGATCTTAAGGCCGTGACTGCCGACTGGCGGCATGCTTGACAATGATCAGCCTGAATCACCCTAATACTGACGTAAATATCCCGCATAGAAATCCGGTATTTTTGCATCAGCTCCCGGTGATTCATGCCGTTGAATTCTTGGGCGACCGCCTGCTTAATGGCGTCATCAATGTTATTGGAGGTATTAGCTTGCATCAGTAGCTACTTAAATAAAGACCCATTACAAAAACCTCAGCCACCCTAAAAACGAGCGACCAAGCCAAATAGCAAAACAATGAAACAACTACTATCCTTTTTAACGTCCACCCCTTCTTACAACCAGGCGGATAATAAAAAATTGCTCTTTTGCCAAAGATCAAACCAGCGACCTCATTACATGACGTATAAGAAATGACCGCCCCACCTAACAACCCCTTAAACCTAAGACCTAGAAAAACCATGACCTACACCTATAAAACCCGTGCTTTGAATATGACCCCATCTAAAACACCTCCTGTACCATTACGTGATTTCGAGAGAATCTCACAATCAATTCTCGGAATCCTTATCGCAGAGAATGCGAACATAACAGCCAGTTGCTTATTTTTTGGAATCATCGGCGAATCAATCCTCAATCGACATTACAAGCTAAAAGCGAGAGCCGTTGTTGGCACTGCCGCCTTTAACCTTACCGGGGCAGAAGCCATTGCGTTTGCAACCCCGGAAGAAGATTTCGTCGCCATCGACAAAACCAACTTTCACTGCTGGGTTGAGGCGAATGGTTGGTTCCTTGATTTTTCCTCGTTGGTATTCCCTGAAATCGTTGCCTCCCTTGGGCACCAGCCGTGTCCACGACTGATGTTTCAAAAGCCATTGTCGAAATCCGCGCTGTCCCTGCTTGAACTTCAATCGCAAGGTGCGTTCTACTGTCTTCCTAACGACATGCTCACCCTCGAAAAGATTGCCGGTTTTCGATCCTTGCAGGCATACGTTGATCTCATCGACATATGCACCAATTGGTACAGAAAACCCTCGAAACCTATGGCTCAAATCGGCTTGGAAGACCAACATGGGAACGCGAAACCGGCGTTCCTTTCTTCCAAAAAATTCAAGGGGGTCTGGTGAACCGCTGGCGTAAATTATCGTGTTCATAGGTAAACTCACTTAAGTATTAGTATTTACACCGCGGCGGTCATCGGAGCGCATTCTGCCCGGATGCCTGAGCGGTATCTGTGTTTGATTGGGTTGATTCAACGCCTTCTTTTTTCAGGAAGGCGCCGCTATCTATGGACGGAGACCAAATGTCTGGGCGCAATTCTTGCTTAGAGACTTTGCCGTTGGTTATGTTATCTACGAGCACGGCCAGAGCTGGCGAACATTTTCGTTTGCCACTCTTAATCATGCTGATGTAGCTGGGACTGACCCCGATTGCATTAGCCGCTTCAACACGTCCGCCAAAAAATAAAATAAGTTTATCCATGGGCGAGACAATAACAGTTTGTTACTTGGCGGTCAAATGATTTTAAAAACTGATTGTTACTCGCGTATCGGTCATGCTGTAAGCATGACTGACAAAGAAGCACTACTTATTGAATTCTCCCATCGCTTCAGGCGATTAATGAATGAAAAAGGATGGGCACAGGATCGGCGTGAAGACGTAGGTAAACGCCTAGGAGTTACAGGTCCCGCAGTAACCTACTGGTGGAACGGTGATCGCTTGCCCACTATGAACCAAGCCATTGTTATATCCTCAGAAATGGGCTGCTGTGTAGAATGGCTACTGACCGGTAGAGGGCCAATGCGCCCCCGTCCAAGTGACATGGATTGCCTTGATATATCGGAATTGCCAGATGTAGAAAAGGCAATTTTTAAAGCGCATGTTGACACGCGCACTCAGCAAATCATTAGAGAGAAAAAAGGATCTTACGACGCCTTACCAAAAACATCAAAAGGGACGTGATGATGAACAAAAGAAAAAATAGCGCATCAACTACGGCGTAAGTAATCACCTACAGAGTTAAAAACTATAAACTTAAGCATAAGGAGCCATCATGGCCGAACAAAAGAGCAGCGCATCACAATTCATCTTTAGCATTATATGTGCTGCGGCAGCAGTCTGGTATTTTTGGGGAGGCGGCATTGAAAACCAAGCGGCGAGTAACATGCAAGAAATTACCAACCAGGTCGCTAATGATGCGGTGACACAATACGGAATCGCCAAGCGTAACGGAACAGCAATAGATATTTGCGTACAAGCGGGCATGGTTACAGCTGCCTACCTGCAAGCGAAGGATGAAGCCAATTATCAAAAATGGAAGCAAACACAACAAGCCGACTGCGATAGCGCGGGTATGCCGGGGTAAGTGAATGGACTTCGACAAAATCAACCAACAAAACCTTACAAGCCCAGCGAAACACCTACTTGATAGTACTGGTAGCCCAATGGACTCAGCAACCTTATTCAAGGCTTTAAGTATAGCTGGGCTAGTTGAGCAACTAACCTATCTATCCTCGACCGGCAGCGGTGAAATAAAAAAATACTGGGCCTTCACGCCATCAGGATTGAAATACGGCGTAAACCAATCAACTATGAGCCCAACAAAAACAGAACTTCGATTTTACGATACACATTTCAGCAATGTACTCATCGCCGCAGCAGAAGCGATTATTAGTCATGCGCGTAATTTATCCTAGAGCTACCAACTACCAATATTTGTACTTTTAACTCTAATGGAAGATCAAGATAGCCATTATCAGAGAATGTGCCGGCTGGATTTTAATGACGGCGCTTTTTTATCGAGATCAATTGATGATATTGACTTTAAATCCATTAAGCACTCATTTAAACCCAGAGCCAAAGGCTTTCAGTTACCGCGTATCGCCTTTTTAGGACTATATTCGCATTTATCCATGACTGACCAACGGCACATCTGCAAAGCCTTGGGTTTTGAGTATATTCCTGAGATAAAGTTCGGCATCACGGATGAAGATGCCATGAATAAGTTGACCGCAAAATGGCGTGATATTACAAAGGAATACACTAAATTGATCGTGATTGGCAACGCCTCGGACGAGGATATAACTGAGTTGCTGTATAAACGCTATATAGACCTAACAATACCCAAAGACCCACAAATAGAACAAAGGCCAAGAAGACCATTGCCAATTTTCATTGAACATAAAATCCCTATATTGTTTGAGTCTGAATTAATAAAAACACATCCAGATTACCCCCTACTAAGTAACTCTACCTCTTGGGGAAACTTAGTTTTTAACCCCGCAAATGGTAAATTTTCCAGGTAAGTCTACCCAATAAACAATATTAAGCAACAACCCTATACATAACCCCCGACACTTAATTAAACCTGCGCATGCAGGTTTTTTTGTGCCTTACAAAAAATAAATAACAATTTGTTATTGACTTCAAAGTAACAAGTTGTTATTGTGTGTTCCAGTCAAGTAGCCAAGTAGGCCAGGCAAAATCTTTTAGTTGCCCGACATTAAAAACAACAAAAAAAAGGGGGCCGACCATGACCACAACATTAGACAAAAACCAACAATCATTTGATCAATCATCTGCACTACTCCATCAGGCAAATAAGTTGCATTTCAAACTGATTCAGTTAGAGCTAAAGCACGAAGATGATGGACAGGAATTTTGCTGGCGCTTATCAAACCTCATACAACGCGCTTACGCCCGTTGTAATAGGCGGTTTGAGAAAGCCATGCAGTACGCAAACGAGATATTAAAAGCAGCACGCCCGAGTGCAACATAAGATTTACCAAGCAGCGGCCTCTACCTCGCCCTGGCAACAGGGCATTTTTTGAGACCACCGCTTAACCGAATTTCGACAGCGAGAAATCGCCGAGAAAGATGAGTTGCCGGACTCCAAAACCGGATAGACCGAGAGTGTAGCCGTCCCGAACAGGACCAGTCAATAAACCAGCGCACTGACATGCTGGAAAGACAAGCATCAACCGGTGTGGTTACCGGTGCAACCAGACGCCTCTCCCTGGGACAGTAAGGAGAGGCAACAATAGTGGGTACTGGATTTAAAAGGTTAAATTCAGAACGGCCAATGGCGGCCAATGGCCGGTTATCCATCAGTGCCCACTATTGTGCAGCGGTGTTGAAAGTAGAAACACATGGGAACGGGGATCATATCCCAAAAGCCTAGACGGGGCCGATGCTGGTCTTACCTATCCTTGACCGGACGGGAAGCTGCGATTTAAACAGTCCGTCGAGCCGGATTAACGCCCGGCCTGCACAGCATTAACAAATACGAGCAGCCCAACTCGTCTCAAGCCGGGCAAAGATGCGGAAACGCCAACAACATCAGTCGCACGGACGCGGCTTTAAACCCTTTAAACCACTGGATGCGCCCCATGCGCACCTTTTTAAAACCAACCGGAGAGCCACAATGGCAAAACCAACCTTAGACGAAACACTCGGCGAACTAGACGCCGGGATATTTGCCCAAAAAACCCACGAAGCCCTAAAGCAAGTAGCCATGGGCGTAATCGCCACAGGCAAAAAAGGCCAAGTCAGCATCACGCTCGACCTTGATCGGATCGGCGACAGCAGCAGCGTGCAAATAAAACATACGCTGAAATTTTCCAGGCCGACCAAAAACGGAAAAACCAGTGAGGAAAACACCACCTCAACCCCAATGTACGCCGACAACCTCGGCTATTTAACCATCAGCCCGCAAACACAAGACGATCTTTTTAAAGAGTCTGAAAAGCGCGGCAACGTAACCAAAATAGGCGGCTAACAATGTCAATGGACAAATCAGCAATAGAAGCAATCGCAGGTCTATCTGCGGCCAAAGCGGCGCAACATGAAATAAGCCAACACCCACCCATAACCGCTATCGTTATTCCAAAAGACTACTCGGTCGAAAATCTGGAACGGCTGTTGCCGAATCCTGATCAGTTTCGCGGAACATTCAGAACCGCCGTATTGTCCGAATTCGTCGGCTACATAGACGGAAATGCCACCTCGGATACTGGTGTATTTATCGATCAGAACAAAATGACGGCGGCGGCCATTATCGATATGGGCAGTCACGAAGCGCCCAACTGGGGCAAGCATAAAGCCAACGTAGCTCTGGATAGAACACCCGCCTATGCCGCGTTAATCCGCCTTCACGACGAACGGATGAACCAGCAAAGCTTTATCGATTTTGCCGAAGATTGGCAAGATAACGTGTCTTTTTACTACGGATCTAGCGATCAAAATATTGCAGATTTCAAATCCACCATCAGAACCTTGCGCAAACTAAAAACTTCCGCAACGAACACATCGGAAACCGAAGTCGGCAACTTTGCCGCAAATCGCTCCGCAATGGAGTCAATCGAAGTCACTGCCGGGGCAGAGCAACCGCCTGCCGGGTTTCTCTTCAAAACCATCCCCCACGACGGCTTTGAAAAAGTCGTTTTCGACTGCCAACTTCGTGCCATGCCAGACACAAAAGAAGTGTTTCTGAAATATCGCATCGTTCAGCTGGCGCAACATCAAGAAAAAATCGCCGAGCAATTCCGCGACAAGATCCAAAGCAGCATTACTGTTGATGGTATCAGCATCTATATCGGCAATATGGAGTATCAATCATAACTGGAACCTAACCATGGCGCAGAAATGCGCCATGCAACCCGGATATTTTTACATCACGAGGCGACACCATGAAAATATTCATGTTTGATCAAATCCATTTGCATCGCAGATACCTTGAGCAAGAGCAGTCAGAAAACAAACGAGAAAAAATAGAAACCTGGCTGTGCATAATAGGACTCACCGTTGTTATATCTGCATTAATAGCCACAGTTATCGATGTTGTTTGCGCTCCAGATAACTCGCAGTTCGATAATTCGGCGTACTTGCATGATCCCGGCGACCACAACAACCCGGAGCAATAATTATGTGCAAAATAACACCACGCGACACGTCAGAAACCATCACGCACGGAAAAAACACGGTTGATGAGTGGAACCTAAAGCACCCCGTAGGCACATTAGTACAAGTATCCAACAGCCTCGGCGTTGTAACCAAAGCGCCGACATCGGCGCCGGCTATGCTGTTAATGAAATCGACGCCAATTATCTGGCTAAAGGGCATCCATAACTATATAGCGCTGTCCAGAGTGGAGGTGATCTAGTGGGCTGGAAAAACATGAAAGAGCATTACCGCATAGCGCACATCGTCCAGGTCACTGAAGAAGGCATCTGCATCGGATCGGCCTATTTCCACAACATTATCGTAATCGGACTCGATGGAACCATAAAAAAACGCATCCATAGCCTGAACAATGAAGACCTTAGCCGCTATCTGCGCGAAATGGATGCCGATCCAGCGATGCTACGCAAACTTATTCAGTCGCCTGACACGTTTACGGCATCGGTAATAGTCTATACCTACAACGGCGCCGACATCATCGAAAAGCAATGCGAAATGCCGGGCTGGCCGAACGTCACACACGACGGCTACATAATGTATGACAATACGTTTTCAACCGACATAAACACAGTCATCGCCTGGGCCAAGAATACCGCCGACTGCAAAATAATAGGACTTACCAGTAGGATAGCAGAACTCGAAGAGCAAATTAATAAAATGGAGTTGCAATTAATAAATCATAAGAACGATCGGGAGAAACTGGAGACCCGCGTATCCGAGTTCCCCTTCACCAGAATTAACAAATCTCCAATAGGAAAATCAACATGACCGTCTCACACAAAACCTGCCTTGCAAAATACGGACCAGCCGAAAAAGAAGCCGCAATGACACTATGGGATGTACCGCACCACCTTGAGATCGGCGCAATCCCTAAACGTTTATATTGCAACAGAGACATCATCCCGCCGTTAGAGCGGGCATTTGCCAATATCATCGACCGCGGACTGATCCAGCAGCTAAAAACCTTTGACGGCTGCTTCAACATCCGCAAAAAAGCGCAGGGCACAACACCGTCATTGCATTCGTGGGGTGTAGCTATTGACATAAACGCCGCCTGGAACGGCTATGGGAAAAAACCAACTATGCCGAAGGAATTGGTCGCCTGCTTCACCGACGCTGACTTCGATTGGGGCGGCAACTGGTCAATGCCGGACGGCATGCACTTTCAATTATCCCGCCTGCCGGAGTAATTCGCTGATGAAACCCAATAAACCAACGCCCTGGAAATCAAAACAACGCCTAAGCGAAGAACTGGCGCAACAACTGATGAGCAACCAACAGCAGGCCGCAGCATGAGCAAAGTAATTACAGCACCGATAGACCCGGAAACCGAAGTTACCCGTGAGGACATAGCCAAAATGGCAGGCTGCTCACTGGCAAAAGTCGGATTTGTCACCATTCGTGACAAATGGGGCTTTCCAAAACCCTCCAGGCCGGGGCCAAAAGGCAAGCTAATCTACCCGAGATTGGCCGTTCTGGAATGGCTACGACTTAATAACCTCAAATCGATGGTCTTTGTTGCAGCCGATCGCGCCCCCGTTGGGACATATAAACAGCCAATGGCTCGCCTCGACAGCAGCGCCATTTCGAAAATACACATTGGTATTAGGCCCGCTCATAAATTCACCGGCACCGGAAAATCAAAACGCGTTCATGTTCCCGTGCGTAATGAATGCGAACCGCAACAACTACGCCCAGAACTATCCAGATTCAGCAACAGCATATCGGAATATCCGATTGCAGTGAGCTACTGATGAATCCGATACGCGTATTAAGCCTGGGCGCTGGCGTTCAAAGTTCGACATTAGCGCCAATGGCCGCACACGGCGAGATCGATATGCCAGACTGCGCAATTTTTGCAGATACCCAATCGGAGCCGGATTCGGTGTACAAATGGCTACACTGGCTTGAACAGCAATTGCCGTACCCTATCCACCGAGTTACCACGGGTAATATTTCAGAAATCGCTTTGGTCGTGCGTACCTCGAAAAATGGCAATAATTATCAACAATCAGCCCCACCCGCCTGGATTACTGAAGGCGATGGACGGATAAACTTACTAAGAAGACAATGCACCGTTGACTTTAAAATAGACCCCATACGCCGAAAATTACGAGAATTGCCAGAACACCATCAACCAAAACTTAAAATCAAGGCGTGAAGAATGAAGACATCAACATTTTTTGCACTGATGGCCGAATACTCAACGGCCAGCGTTGAGCTTGACAAGGTTTGCGAGAAATATTTCGGCTTAAAGCCGCCGGAGGCTGCAAAACGGGCCAACCTAAACAGATTGCCCGTGCCGACGTTTCGCTGTGGAACGCAGAAATCCGCGTTTATGGTCCACGTTGAAGACCTAGCCAACCTTATCGACGCCCAGCGCGAAAAGGCGCTTGAGCAATGGCAAAAAATGAACGGCTGACCTACATATGTCCTACATGCATAATATAAATCATATAAGATGTTGTTATTTAATGCTTAAATTAAACAATGTATCCAATCGAGCATCGGCGCAATGCAGAATTTTCTGCTGGGATGATGGGCTTTAATTTTGTCAGAGATCAATGTGTTATCGGGGGCTGGTTAAGGGTTAGCGATGGGCGCGAACGTAACGGTTGAGCATTATAACCTATGGACATTTTTATGCAGTTAAGCCCAGATGGATGGGTTCTTTGCAATATCAGATGGAGCCGGCGCAAAATGAGGGCTGATTACAGAAATTGTCATTTATTTTTACCATGAAGACCATGAAGATTGCGCTCCTTATGGTATGAACGGGTAACTTCTCGTCCCTTCATTATCTTCATGCCCTTCATGGTGAAAAAACAAGCCATAAATAGTTATGCCGCATCAACATCAGCGTTTGTCTGTGAAAATCCGCGGCTAAGCAAATAAACAGGAATCAAGGTAAAATAAGCCAAAATTTTAACAAGGAATTTCTGTTGGATACCCCCGCCTTCTGTCGTTGCGGCTCGGGCGTTGCATACGCCCAATGCTGCGGTTTATTTCATTCCGGCGAAAAAAAGCCGCTAACTGCCGAAGCCTTGATGCGCTCGCGCTTTACCGCTTACGCCCTGCATAACGCCGAGTATTTGCTGGAGACTTGGGATGCCACTGTGCGCCCGGAGTCGATCGACTTTTCCAAGGAAAAAGTCGAGTGGCGACGTCTGGAAATCGGCAACACTAAAAAAGGCGGAGCCAAGGATACGAAAGGCGTGGTGGAGTTTAAGGCGTATTATTCGCAGGATGGCGAAGAGTACGTGATGAATGAAATCAGCCAGTTTGTTAAACGGGCGGGCGGCTGGCTTTATCTGGACGGGCTGGTTAAGTCCATCGGCAAGGTCGGATTACAGACCAATCAGGGCAAGAATGCGCCGTGTTCATGCGGTAGCGGCAAGAAATTTAAGCGCTGTTGCGGGGCTGGATGATGTTTATGTCGGCGGCGGCCGGAAAGAGGCCGCCGCCGGTTGCGTTGCCGAACGACAACAGCGTTATTTTGCTTCTTTTGCAGGCTCTATAGTTTCTTCCGATTCCGCAATCAGGACGGCTAAACAGTCCATCAGGCTTTCGGTATAG